ACGACCTATGGCGAGTTCAAGCGCGAGCTGCTGAACGAGATCGCCCGCTGCCTGAACATGCCCTTCAACGTCGCGGCAGGCAACTCCTCGGGCTACAACTATGCGTCCGGGCGGCTCGACCACCAGACCTACTTCAAATCCATCCGCGTCGAGCAGGCCGACTGCAACGGCGTCGTGCTCGACGCCCTGCTCAAGGCGTGGCTGACCGAGGCCCGCCTGCTCGCCGACTTCTCCTTCCTGGCTGGCGCGGAATCCCTGGCCCACCAGTGGTTCTGGGACGGCACCGAACACGTCGACCCGGCCAAGGAAGCGAGCGCCCAGGCCACGCGCCTGGCGAACAACACCACGACGCTGGCCAGCGAATACGCCCGGCAGGGCAAGGACTGGGAAACCGAACTGCGCCAGCGGGCCAAGGAAAAGCAGCTCATGAAGGAGCTGGGCCTGGCCGAGGCCGAATCCCAACCGCAACCCGACGAGGAGGAAGACAACGATGCCCAAGACGCATGACAGACAGCCCGAGTTCGTGACGATGCGCGGCCCTTTGACGATCCAGGCGGCGGAAAGCGACAGCTCGCTGCCGCAGTTCCGCATGGTCGCCTATACCGGCGGCCTCATGGAGATCGCCGGATTCCCGCACCCGGTCGTGGTCGATCTGGCGGGTCTCGACATTCCGTCGCAGAACCTGCCGATCCGCCTCGACCACGAGCGCCGCCAGGGCGTGGGCCACACGCAGCGCGTGCGCGTCGAGAACGCCCAGCTCGTCGCCGAGGGGCTGATCAGCCGCGACACCTCGTGGGCGCGGGACGTGGCCAAGAGCGGGGTCAACGGATTCCCGTGGCAGGCCAGCATCGGCGCGGCGGTGGTCGAGGCGGAGTTCATCCCCGCCGGGGCCACGGTCGCGGTCAACAAGCAGCAGTTCACCGGGCCGGTGCATGTGGTGCGCCGGGCGGTGCTCAAGGAAATCAGTTTCGTCGACAGCGCCGCCGATCCGAACACGACGGCCCGGGTCGCAGCACAGGACAAGGAGTCGGAAACCGTGAAAGGCAGAAAGGAAGACGACATGGATACCAAGGACAAGCGGGAAGAGACGGACATCCGGGCGCAGGCGGGAGGCGGCAAGGAGACCGCGACCGTCGACGATCCGGTCAAGGCGATGCGGGCCGGTGCCGCCGCCGAGAGCAAGCGGATCGCCGGGATTCGCAAGATCACCGACGGGAAACACCCCGACATCGAGGCCAAGGCCATCGAGGACGGGTGGGACGCGACGAAGACCGAGCTGGAGGTGTTGCGGGCCTCGCGCCCCAAGGCTCCGGCCCATGACGGCGGCACGCCCAACGGCGCGAAGGTGTTGGAAGCCGCCGCCCTGATGACCGGCGGCCTGCGCGGCGACGCTCTGCTCAAGAGCCACGGCGAACAGGTCGTCGAGGCGGCCGACAAGCGTTTCCGCAACCGCCTGGGGCTGCACCAGCTTCTGCTGGAGGCGGCGTGGGCCAACGGCTGCGACGTGCGCTTTTTCAGGGACGATCCCGAGGCGGTGCTGCGGGCCGCGTTCAGCACGTTCACGCTGCCGGGCATCCTCTCCAACGTCGCCAACAAGTTCCTGCTGGACGGCTTCGAGTCGGTCGAGCAGGCCTGGCAGCGGATCGCGGCCACGCGCAACGTCAAGGACTTCAAGACCGTCACCAGCTTCCGGCTGACCGGCGGCTTCGAGTACCAGGAGGTCGGGCCGGACGGCGAGCTCAAGCACGCCGAGGTCGGCGAGGAGAGCTTCACCAACCAGGCCAAGACCTACGGGCGGATGTTCGGCCTCACGCGCACCGACCTGATCAACGACGACATGGACTCGCTGTCCGCGATCCCGCGCAAGATCGGTCGCGGCGGGGCGCTGAAGCTCAACAAGGTCTTCTGGGCCACCTTCCTCGACAACGCCGCGTTCTTCACGACCGGCCACAAGAACTACCTGGCGGGCGCGGACACCGTGCTCTCCATCGACGGGCTGACGACGGCGGAGCTGATGTTCCTCGAGCAGGTCGACCCCGACGGCAATCCGCTGGCCATCGAGCCGCGCACGCTGCTGGTGCCTCCGGCCCTGAAGGTCCAGGCGGAACTGCTGATGAGCAGCCTGAAGGTCAACGAGGCCTCCAGCAAGCCCAAGCCGAGCGACAACCCGCACGCAGGCAAGTTCGGAGTGGTCACCAGCACGTACCTCAGCAACGCGGCGATGTCCGGAGCCAGCGCGAAGGCCTGGTATCTCCTGGCCGAGCCGACGGACCTGCCGGTGATCGAGGTCGCGTTCCTCGACGGCAAACGGCAGCCCACCGTCGAAAGGGCCGAGGCGGAGTTCAACAAACTGGGCATCCAGTTCCGTGGCTACTTCGACTTCGGCGTCAGCCGCCAGGACTACCGGGGCGGCGTGAAGATGAAGGGCGAGGCGTAAACCACATTCCACAAGGAAGGAGTGACGAGACATGGCAACGGCAAGATTCATTCATGACGGCAACAGCATCGACTACACCCCCGGCGCGAACGTAAGCGCGGGAGACGTGGTCGTGCAGAACGACCTGGTCGGCATCGCCAAGGTGGACATCGTCGCGGGCAAGCTCGGGGCGCTGGCCATCACGGGCGTGTTCGACGTGCCCAAGGCGACCGGGGCCGGAACGGCCATCGCGGCGGGCGCGAAGGTCTACTGGAACGCGGCCGCCAGCCAGGCGACCACCACGGCGACCGGCAACAAGTATCTGGGCAAGACGGTGCGCGACGCCTCGGACGACGATGCGCTCGTTCGCGTGCGGCTGGAGCAGTAGGCGATGCCCGACGTTCTCCAACAAGGCTCGCAGTGGCTGGAGCAGATGCGCACGGCGCACTGTTCCAGCCCGGTCGAGTACCGCAGGCCGCCGGACGCCAGAACCGTCCACGCGACCTACGGGAGAACCCGGTTCGAGGTCGCCGACGAGTCGGGCCTGACGGTCGACGCCCAGGCCTGGGATTTCCTGATCCTGGCCGACGAGCTGGGACTCGTCCCGGAAGCGGGCGACGTGATCGCGGCCAACGGGCGGCGATACGAGGTCATGAATTTGGGCGGCGAGGGCTGCTGGCGATGGAGCGATCCGTACCGGCAAACCTACCGCATTCACACCAAGGACATCGGAGCCGATACGTGAGCGAGATGACCATCAGCAACGACTTCCGAGCCGCGTGCGAGCGCGAGTTCGAGGAAATCCGCGTCAAGCTCGACCGGCTCGACGAGGCGATCCGGGGCAACGGCAAGCCCGGCATCACGCTGCGCCTGGACCGGCTGGAGCAGGATGCCAAAAGGCTGTCCCGGCTGGTGTGGATGGTCGTCGGCTCGGCGGTGACGGCGTTCGCGTCGGTCCTGGTGGCTTGGATTACCGGATGAAGGAGCGCGCATGAACAACATTGTCATGAGAAGGATCGAGGTGACGGCTGGCTACCAGCCGGTCTCGAACGTGCAACTGATCGCATCGGTGACGATCTCCTGCCTGCCGACCAACGGCGGCACGGTCTATCTCCGTGGCGACGACGGTTCCGATGTGCCCTGGGTGCCGGGCGAATGGCACGTATTCAAGAACGTCAACCTCGGTGAGATCGTCGTCAAGGGCACGCCCGGCGACGTGGTGACCGTGGTCGGAGGGACTTGGTAATGCCCTACGGCGGAACAATCTTTTCGACGGTGAACGCCGACCTCGTCCAGACGGACGTGGACGGCATCGTCCAGGGGCTGACCGGCCCCGCCGGGATGACCCTTTCGGATGTCCAGGACCGCCTGAACCTCGGGCTGTTCGACCCCGGGATGATGCCCTACTTGCAGATGCTCCAGATGGATCTGGGCTACTACCTCTACAACTCGATGTGGGGGTGGGAACCGTGGCTCCAGACCGTGGATCGCTCGATCAACGACGGCTTCCGCTACCACCTTTACGACCAGAACGCCTGGCAGCCGTGGATGCAGACCATCCACAACGATCTCTACAGCCAGATGAACATGATGCCGTGGCTGGAGATGCTCCGCTACGACATCCAGAGCTACCTCTACAACTGGAACTGGATGAACGAGCCGTGGCTCCAGACGGTGGACCGCTCGATCAACGACGGCTTCTACTACCACCTCTATGACCAGACCAACTGGCATCCGTGGCTCCAGACGATCCACAACGACCTCTACAGCCAGATGAGCCTCATGCCCTGGATGGAGATGACGAACTACGACCTGCTCTACTACCTGTACAACCAGTGGAACAACCAGCCGTGGCTGGAGTCGCTGACCTACGCCGTCGACGGCAATTTCTACAGCATGCTTTACGACCAGAATGCCTGGCAGCCGTGGATGCAGACGATCAACAACAACCTCAACAGCTACCTCTACGACTGGATGAATGGCCGCCCTCTCTTGGAGAGCGTGCGGGATGAGTTGTCGGCTGTACGGGCCGTGCTCGAGGACGTGCATGACACCGCGCAGCATGCGTTGAGAACCGTGTAACAAGGAAAGGAAGAGAGCAGATGAAGCCTGAACTCAAGATCGCGAACGTGGACGGCAAGAAGGCCCTTGTGGTCAATGGCAGGTCGCTGCTGAACAAGCAGCAGGTGACCGAGCAGATCGCCGCCCTGAACGAGCGCATGACCAAGCAGCTTCCCGCCGCCAAGGCGAAGCTGAACGCCAAGGACCTGCTGGCGCAGGCCGAGGCGAACATCGACCGGCAGATCGCCCAGGCCGCCGAGGTGAAGACCGAACTCGAGGCCGTAGTCAAGGACCTGGACTGAGCAATGGCGCTGGTCATCGACATCGCGGACGCCGTCGCCGCCGAACTCAACGCCGCCCCGGCGGGGACGTTCGACCCGGCATTCACCGCCGTGCGGCGGGTGTTGCCGGAGTTCGAGCTCTCCGACCTGGCGGAGTTGAAGGTGACGGTGGTGCCCAAGGCGGTCGAGATCAGCGGCTCCACGCGGGCGGTCGGCCAGTTCGACTGCCGGATCGACATCGGCGTGCAGAAGAAGCTCGGCAAAGACCTGGACACCGAAGTGGCGGGACTGTGCGGCCTGGTGGAAGCCATCGCGGGCTACCTGCGGCGGCGTCCGCTGGCCGCCGCGCCGCATGCGGCGTGGGTGCGGACGCAGAACGACCCGGTGTACGCACCAGAGCATCTGGCCGAGCAGCGGACCTTCACCAGCGTGCTGACCGTGACCTACAGGAGCGTCGGATGAACATCGGCTTCGAGATCAAGCAGCTCTTCTTCGACCGCGAGGCGGTGACATCGAAGGTCGCCCCCGCGACGCGGAAGGTGCTCTCGAAGTTCGGCGCGTTCGTTCGGCGCTCGGCAAAGGGCAGCATCCGAAACCGCCGGAAGGCATCGCCGCCCGGATCGCCGCCGAGCTCGCACACGGGGTTGCTGAAGAAGTTCATCTTCTTCGGCTACGACCCGGGCCAGCGCAGCGTGGTGATCGGGCCGACGCGCCTCGACCGGCGCGGACGCGGCGAAGCCCCGTCGCTCCTGGAGTATGGCGGGCAGACGACGCTCGTGCGCCGGGGCAAGCGCGAGCGGGCGGCGTACAAGGCGCGGCCCTACATGGGCCCCGCATTCGCGCAGGAACAACCGAAGCTGCCCGCGATGTGGCGGGACAGCGTCAGATAAGGAGAACGAGACATGGCAACTGAATTCGCATTGGGCATGAACGCCAAGCTGTACTACGGCGCGGCGGGCAGTTCCGCAGCCACCGAGATGGGCAACGTCAAGGACGTGACGCTCACCCTCGAAGCGGGCGAGGCCGACGTCACCACCCGCGCCAATTCGGGCTGGCGGGCGACCGCGCCGACGCTGCGCGAATGCACCGCCGAGTTCGAGATGGTGTGGGACCCGACCGACGCCGGTTTCACGGCCATCAAGACCGCCTTCCTCACGGCGGGCATGATCGCGCTGAAGATTCTGGACAAGACGGGCGGCCAGGGGCCGGACGGCGACTTCGCCATCACGTCCTTCAGCCGTAACGAGGCGCTGGAGGAAGCCATCACGGTGAGCGTCACCGCCAAACTCGCGGTCTTCCGGAGCTGGGTGTAACCATGAAAACATTCACGGATGCCGCCGGACGGACCTGGACGCTCTCACTGACCTTGGGCACGGCCATGAAGGTCAAGGCGAAGCTGGACATCGACTTGCTTCAGCCGGAGGCGGGCGACCCGCCGCTGCTGACGCGGATCGGGACCGACGAGATGCTCCTGGGCGAGGTGCTCTGCGCCATGCTCGACGGGCAGTTCGAGGCGCACAAGGTCACCGACGAGGACGTGCGCTCCAGTTTCGACGGCCAGACGCTGCTCGCGGCCCAGAAGGCCTTCTACGAGGAGCTGATCGCTTTTTTCCGGTCGCGCGGCCGCAACGACCGGGCCAAGGCGGTCGCCAAGCAGATGGCCCTGATCGAGGCGGCAGTGGCGGCGGTGGAGACGCGGATCGACGCGCTCGACATCGACGCGACGATCCGGGGGGCCATGACCCCTGGGGAGACATCTGGCGCATCGCCGGGAGCGTCGGCGTCGACCCATGCACCCTGACGCTGCGACAGCTTCTCTGGATGGCCGAGGGACTGGGGCGCGAGCGGTGGGCGCACACATCGCTGCTCTGCGCGCTGGTCGCCAACGCCAACCGGGACCCCAAACGGACGAGACCATTCAAACCGGCGGACTTCGACCCGTACGCCCGCCAGGACAAGCGGGAACGGGTGATCGTGGACGACGAATCGTTGGCAATGCTGAAAGAGGCCCTGACGGGCCGGAAAGGAAATGAACATGGACGGTAGCACCATCATCAACGGCATCTGGACGTTCCTCAACTCCGGTATCGGCTTCGCCGTCATCTGGGCGGCGATGATCGGGTTCTTCATGTTCCTGGCGAGCCGGTTCAATCCGTTCCAGGAGAAGTGGAAGAAGTACGAAGGGAGCATCATCACCGGCATCAGGCTGGCGGAGAAGAAGATCCCGGACGACACGCCCAACGCCGGTCTGGCGAAGCTGGATGCGGCGCTGCGGTTCGTCCTGGACGCCTATGCCCAGGCCAACCACGGCAAGCAGCCGCCCTCCGATCTGGTCGAGCAGATCAAGCAAGGCATCCAGATCAAGCACCTGGAACTGGATCGCTGGGGCGGGCTCTCGAAGCCCAAGGCGGCGGCGGGGTGAAATGGCTCATCGCCATCCTGACCGCCCTGTTCCAGGCGCTCCTGCCGTGGCTCGGGAGGCAATCGCGGCCCACGGCGGAGAGCGCCGATCCCGACCGGCGGACGCGGGATCGGCTGCGCGACAGGATTCGCAAGCACTGGGGGAAGCCATGAGGCTCTTGAAACTCCTGATCCCGTTCCTTCTGCCGTTCGTGCTTCTGACCGGCTGCGTGCGGACGATCTATGTGCCGCATGGCACGCCGGTGCGCCTGCGCGAGACGGTCAAGGACGCCAAGGTCTGGGTCAAGGATGGCGACGGCCAGTCCGTCGAGGGCCGGATGGACTTGCCCGAGGGCTGGTACGCGTTGCCGGATTGCAGCGAGGAGTAACACACATGGCGACGGTAATCGCCATCGGGCTGCTTGTCCTTATGGCGGCGCTCGTCGCGCTGGCGATCCTGGTCGACCGCAATGGACTTTTGTGAGGAGAAACGATGGCAACTGCGCAGGGAATCCGAGCCGGACGCGCTTTCGTCGAGCTGTTCGCCGACGACAGCAAGCTCGTGCGCGGCCTGCGCCAGGCCGAACAGAAGCTGAAGGCGTTCGGCGATTCGATCCGCAATATGGGCCTGAAGGCCATCGGCCTCGGTTCCGCGATTCTTGCGCCCCTCGGGGCGGCAGCCAAGACCTTCGCCGACATGGGCAGCCGGATGTGGGACATGGCCAAGCGCACGGGCGTCTCCGTCGAGGCCCTGAGCGCCTTGAGCTATGCCGCCGAACAGTCCGGCGCGGGCGTCGACGCATTCGAGAACGGCATCCGCCGGATGCAGCGGACCCTTTACGACGCCGGTCGCGGGCTGAGCACGGCAACCGACGCGCTGGGTGAACTGGGCCTGACCATCCAGGACTTGGAGGGACTCTCCCCCGAGGCGCAGTTCCGCCAGTTGGCCGACCGGCTGGACCGCATCGAGGACCCCAGCCGCAAGGCCGCCATCGCCATGACGATCTTCGGCCGCTCGGGCACGGAGCTGCTGCCGATGCTCGAAGGCGGCGCGGCTGCCTTGGACGCCTACGAAAAGCACGCTCGCGACCTCGGCCTCATCATGAGCACCGAGGATGCGGCGGCGGCCGATGTGTTTGGAGACGCGCTCTCTGATCTGTGGAAAGTCCTGAAGATGTCGGCCTTTGCCGTCGGCGCGGCCTTGGCCCCGACGCTCAAGGACCTGTCAGAAAGGATCGTGCGGGCGGCGAAGACGGTCACCGAATGGGTGAGGGAGAACCAGGGATTCATCGTCAGCGCGCTCAAGGTCGCCGCCGTGGTCGTGGCCGTCGGCATCGGCCTGACGGTCCTCGGCACGATCATTTCCGGGCTGGGCACGGCATTCGGCGTCCTGGCCACAATCATCACGGCGGTCATGGCCGTGCTGAAAGTCCTGGCGGCGGTGATCGCGTTCCTGGCTTCGCCGGTCGGCCTGGTCATTGCGGCCGTGGTCGCGCTCGGCGCGGCGATCCTCTACGTGACCGGGGCCGGGGGCAAGGCGCTGGCCTGGCTGGGCGAGCGGTTCAAGGTCCTCAAGGAGGACGCGCTGGCGACCTTCGGGGGCATCGCCGACGCGCTGGCGGCGGGCGACATCTCGCTGGCTGCGAAGATTCTGTGGCTCATGCTCAAGATGGAGTGGACGCGCGGCGTCAACTTCCTCGAGAAGGTCTGGCTCAACTTCCGCAACTTCTTCATCAAGATCGGGTACGACGCCTGGCACGGTCTGCTGGCCACGGTGGAGATCGTCTGGCACGCGCTGGAGGTCGGCTGGATGGCGACAGTGGACTTTTTCGCCCGCCTCTGGGACGGCTTCACCGGTTTCTTCGCCAAGACCTGGCAGAACATCAAGGCCGGGGCGCAGAAGGCCTGGAACTGGATCAGGAGCCTCTTCGACGACTCGGTCGATCTCCAGACGGAGAACAAGATGGTCGAGGACCGGAAGCAGGCCGCCATCGCCAGCATCGATGACGAGCAGAAGCGCCGGGCCGCCGAGAGGGAGGCCGAACGGCAGCGGGCAAGCGAGCTGCACGAGGCGACGCTGGCCGGAATCGGCCAGGAGAACCTCGACAAGCACGCCCAGCTCGACGCCGAGTATGCCGAGCGCATGGCCGAGAACGAGGCCGATCTGGCCAAGGCCCGGCAGGAATGGCGCGAAGCCGTCGACGCAGCCAAGCAGAAGCGCGCGGAGAAGGAAGCTGGCGCGCTGGAGGGCCCCGACGACATCACCCAGAAGGCCCGCGACGCGCTGGCCGGTCTGGGCGACATCGGCGACCTCGTCCAGGCCGAGGCCGCCAAGATCGGCGTGCGGGGCACGTTCAACGCCTCGGCGCTCCAGGGACTGGCCGCAGGGAACGCCGCCGACCGCACGGCGACGGCGACCGAGGAAACCGCCAAGAACACCAATAGACTCGTCCAGGCCGCCCAGACCGGCGGGCTGACGTTCGCATAGGAGGACACGTCATGGCCACCGTTTGCACCGAGAAAATCGATTCCCGCCAGGTCACCGACGGCCAGTCGGCCGAGCTGATCTACAAGATCACCGGCACGGCCGACGACGCGGCGGCGCTGTCATCGCTCAAGTCCACCGCCCCGGCGACGTTTGCCGGGATGAAGCGGCAGCCGGTGACGGTGGAGCCTGTCCACGTCGACACCGCGCGGCCCGACACCTGCATCTGGACTGGCACGGCGACCTATGCGCCGCTCGAAGTGGAGCCGCCCCCCGAGACGGGCGAGTCGGTGTTCAACTTCGACACCGGCGGCGGCACGCAGCACATCACGCAGTCGCTGAACACCGTGGGGCGCTACCCGGGGACCGCCCCGGACTTCAAGGGCGCAATCGGCGTGACGCATGACAACGTCGAGGGTGTGGACATCACCGTGCCGGTCTACACCTTCAGCGAGACCCACTACGTGGCCTCGTCGAGCGTGACGACCGCCTACAAGAACACGCTGTTCAACCTCACGGGCAAGGTCAACAACGGCGCGTTCAAGGGCCTGGCGGCGGGCGAATGCCTGTTTCTGGGTGCCAGCGGATCGAAGCGAGGGACGGACGACTGGGAGATCACCTTCCGCTTCGCCGGATCGCCCAACCGCACCGGCCTGTCGGTCGGCCCCATCGGCGGCATCAGCAAGAAGGGCTGGGAATACCTCTGGGTGCGCTATGCCGACACCGAGGACACCGCGAGCCAC